TCATTAATAAGGACTTCCCTTTTTAAATTGTTGTACTGGTAGATATACAGCTAATGCTGCTTCATCAAAATCTATTCTTAAAAAACTTGATCTGACGTGTGCATACAAATATTTTTTTACTGTCTTTTTAGCATTACTTACTGTCTTAATACCATCGTAGTTTGCATTAATCTTTGTTGTAGATTTTACTCCACCATCAGCAAATCTTTGTAAATTTTGTAATAATCTAAATCTCTGTATTGGTGGTAGATAATGAAAATTCATACCCATAAAACCACCTGGTATTGTTTCCAATGGTAATACTAATGGAAACGTATCATAATATGGTAATTTCTTTTTATACTTAGGATCGTAGAAAAACATATTTAATCTTCCAGGGCTTGGTCTACCAATTAATTTACCTGAAGACATTAATTTTCTAGCTGTAATTCTATCACCCAAAGATGATACAGTATTTCTGTACCAATCAGCACTCTTTTGAATACCACCTTGTTTATCTACTAATGGGTCAAGAATTGATGGCATTATAATCTTCCTTGTACAAAACCTTCTGGTATTATTTTACAATATTTTGTTGTCTTACCATTATGACACCATTTATATCCTTTAGTGTGAGTATTTTTTAAGTTTTTACCTTTCATTGATTTACTAATATTTTCAATCCATTGTTTGGTAAATATTCTTTTTTTTCCTCTCAACTGATTAACTCTTTTCTCTATTTGTTCAGGTGTTTGTTTTCTACCCAAATTAGCCATTCTACTTAATTCTCTTACAAGTTTTTCTTTTGGTAATCTTTTAATCAAACCTAACCAAGCAATTTTATCTTGGTAATGTCCATATTTTTTAAAATAATTCTTATGATATTCAGCGTGTTGTTTTACTGATACTTTTATTGTTTTATTAGTTCTTATACGCTGACCATCTTTAAATTCTATTATATGATGTATATGTTCCATATGTGTATATTTATAATAAAAAAGGCGCCTCTTTCGAAGCGCCTTTTAAAGTAATTAAGTGGAGAGAATTTTACTCCTCTTCTGCCAATTTACTAAAATATGACATTGTATCGTCATCATCACTAGCAGATGGAGCGACTTCACTACTTTTCACAGTACCATTGTTTTGAGGCGGGAGGTCCGTATTGTCAACAGTTCCTGCGCTTCTTATACCCGTAATCGTCCTATTCAGTTTCTCTTTGAGTTCGTCATAAGATTTAAAATTACTAGGGTCTAGGAAAGGCTTTAGAGCGTGTTGTGATTTCCAAATCTCTTTGATTCTTTCATCACTTTCAGCAACTTGCGTTACTGGCTCAAATTCAGATTTATCATAATTCCAATAACCATCAACTTTTCTAATTTTTAGTTTAAAGTTTGCACCTTTCCAAAAATCAAATGGGTTAACTGGTTTCTCATCTTCAAATGCAGGTTGCATAGCTTCTGTAATTTTATCAAATATCTTTTTACCAAATTTGAATAAAAATATTTTACCTTCATTCTCTGGATGCTTTGGATCTGATACTATTAATATATTTGAATAGTAAGATAGTTTTCTTTTTCTTTTTCTTGCTATCTCTTTATCACTATCTAATCCTGTATTCCATAATCTTGTATTTTCTTCTGACACAGGGTCTTTTTGTCCTAATGTCGTTAAAGAGTTTTCAATATACCAACCACCTTTGTCTTGGAATGCGTGTGACCATACTCGTTGCCAAGGTAAGTCTTCGCCTTCTACTGCTGGTAAAAATCTAATAACGGCATAACCATTACCAGTTTTATCTAATTCTGGTTTCCAGAATCTATCATCTTGGTATTTTGATTTGTTTTGTTCTTTGTTCTCTGAACCGAGATTTGCCTCGATGGCTTTTGTAAGTTTGTCAAAGTTACTTGACGACTTTTTTAACGTTTCGAAATCCATATTTTATCTCCTTTGTATTTTCGTATTCGTTGTATTTGTGTTACCTGTTTAATCGGTATCAATTATTATTTATACGACTTTTCCATTCTCTATAACCTTTAATCCACTCTCTATCAGACAATGGACCTTTATCACCTAAAAGTCGTTTCCTTACTATCAATAGAAGATCAATCTTCCAATCAATAATTCTTATTAGTTTGTCAACTATTAATCTTTTCATAATTATACTATCTTCTAATATATCACTTTATTCCAATTTTGTCAAGTGTAGTTTGAAAGTCTATATATTTTAAATTTCTTACATCTACCCAATCATCTACTGGTTTACTAATGTTATCTTTACCATTATTGCCCTCTGGATTTACCTTATAAAATTGAACGTGTGGATATTCACAAAATAGTGTTTTCCATTGAGTCCTCCAATTGACAGATGGTATCGGTTTGTTCTCTGGTAGTCCGTAATACTTTGTGCCTTTGTACATATTGTTAATTTGATGTGTATTACTTTCTAAATCGTGTCCTATCAAATAGACTTCTTTTACATCTTTGTTTTGTATAAGAGCTACACGACCTGATGTTGCGCCAGCGGCGTAACCTCTATCTCTTTCGCCTGGTACTAAATCCTCTAATGTGTGCGCCTTATCATTGTCTGTTACCCAAGTGATATTTAAGTTTGTATGATTAACTTCTTTTTGTGTTAACTCTTTATTCTTTTTTAAGATATTTACTTTACCAGCAAGATTTGATCCGTGTATAACAAACATCTGTCTATCATCTTTTTTATTTTCATTGATAGCAAAATTTTCTTTTTTTAATTTTTCTAAATCTTCACCTTGAACACCACCATACTTCATTTGTTCATACATCATACCTGGTACTGGAACCCAATTTCTCAACCAAGTTTCATTGTTTTGACAATAACCTGATTGATATATCTCGTGCATTATACCGTGATCTACTGCAATCAAAACATCTGGCGTAAAATCTCTATACAAAGCATTACAACCATATATCTTTCCATATGACTTTAATTTGATTAAATCAAAAGACTTTCTACTTTCACCATTACCTATACAAAATACTCTACTTGCCATTGTTATCCTTTTTTACAAATATTTCTTTTAATATCATTTTACATTCTGTTTCGTTAAATCGAATAAATGGTTTTAATCTTTCAATTTTATTAGCGATTTCAGGCCAAACAATCTTTTCTTTAATTTCTTTATTAAAATTTTGCACATACGACAAGAAGTGCTCAAATACAACTGCGGTCTGATAGGATATTTTTTTCTGAAGAAGCAATCGTAAAAATCTTGGATGCTGGCCATCACCAGATTGAAAACCATCATTAAAAGAAATATTACGGATACTAAAATCATCAACAATGCAAACGCAGTCACTTCTAAAATGGTAGGTAAATGCTTCCTTACGTTTTTTATAATCCAAGTAAACATCTTTACCATCGTTTTGTAAAAGATTTCCAACCCATTTTTTACTGTCCGATAGAAAGTTTGAAACAAAGAAATCAAGTATATCATTTTGTCCATATTTCGTACTTAACTTATGAAAAAAGTATCTATCCTTTCTCTTTGTAAAACTATCAAGTGTTGCATTAACTTTTCCTCCATACTTTATATAGTCATAAGTTTTTGATGTAAAGTGTAATTTAACACCCAAATAAACTTTATATACATCAAACCCTCCATACATACATTTATAAAGGTAACTTACCCGCTGGTGGACTATTTAACATTCTTAAATCTGTAGCCTCTACTTCTATCTTTTCTTTTAATGATTTACTAATTAAGGAACCTACTGTACCTGTGTCTAAACTATTTTGTTCACAATACCATATAACAGCGTCCATATATGATAATCTCTTTTCTTTTACTATTTTCTCTATTATTAAACTAAACTCTTTACTATTCACTTAAATACCTCCAACTGATTGGGAAATGTTCTTGGCAACACTTATGTATTTGATGTGTTACCATTTGTGTTTCAACCTGTGCATCTGGTTTATTTCTTAAATTACAAGTTCTCGCAAAAGCATATAATGTTCCAGACCATATCCATTCTGTCATCATATTTTGAGGTAATACCATTCTTGCCATCTCTGGCGCAATATCTTTTTCTAACATATCATTATATAATTTTTTTGATTTTTTTATATAGTCCACTATATCATAAGGTACTTCCTCATTACTTGAACCTTGTTTTTTGTTTTCTGCTTTCTTACGCCACATAAAAGGTATATAGAATTTTGGTTCTTCATCTACATATCTTCTACTTACTTCGTTCCAAACTAAACCAACTTGATGTTTTACAAGTTGTCTTGCAACAAATACGGGTGCTTCTATTCTAAATTGTAAACTGGCGTGACCGAATGGTGACCAGTGATTGTGTTCAGCTAAATACTTAATTAACTTTTCGTCTTTGTCTTCAAACTTATCTTTTACTTTTGAAAATGAAACTCTGGCAGCGTTAACTACCGATAGATCACTTCCCATTTTATCAATCAATTGTACTTTCATAATTATATTTTTTCGGCGGGTGGGGAGCCTTGCCTCCCCAATAACAAGGTACCCGCCTTGTGGTAGTGATGATAGGATTTGATACCTATAATGCCAGTCTCCCAGCCCTCAACAGAGTGCGTCTCTTTTCGCCACATCACTAATTACATTATACCACAATTAGGGTACTTTGTCAATAGTAATTAGATTAAAAATAAAAGTAATCCGATTAAGACTATACTAGGTACAGCACATAATAGTAATATACTATTGTTTTTAACTTTCTTAATACCGTAAGTGATTGTTTTCCACTCACAATAATTGTATGGCCACATATTACTTAACTTGGCCATTTAGATGAGGAAAGAAAGCCTTTACTGTATTTTGGTATGCTTCAGCAAAAGGTTTACTATTTTTTAAACCTTCTTCATAAAGTTTTTGACCAAAACCTTGGTAGTCTTTCATTACATCACCAGACGTTACAAACTCATTGAATTTTTTTGCTGTTTCAATGATGTCTTCTGCTGACATAGTAGGAGCTTTAAACTCTTGTACTACTTGTTCACCGTCTTTTTTGATTGAATATTCAAACTCTTTTACTTTAGCTTGAAAGTTGAAGTCTGCTAATTGTTTAGCTAGACCTAATAGATCGCTTCTGATTTCAAAAGCGTTTTTTGTTGTGTTTGCCATAATTTACTCCTTTGTTTGTGTTTGTGTGTATAGCAATATAAAGTTATTTATGTAACTCTATTCTTATAATATAACACTTAATTATAATTTGTCAAGTGTTAAATTTTATTTATTTTATGTGTTGCAATAAATTCACAATCAGCTTCAGTAGCAGTTAAACCAACCATTTTATCCCATACCCAAATATATGAGTAAACGACTTTATCGTCTTTTACCATACACTTTTTACCAAAAGATAGTCTTGGTTCTTTTATACTACAAGCAGTTATCAATAAACTTGCCACAAATAATATTATAAATTTTTTCATTTTTTCTTTCTATCAGTATTATGTATCGTGTTTTTTTGTTGCTATAGCTGTATCAAAAGTATGAAACATTATACATCTTTCTACACCTGATGGTACATCTACTACTGCCAATGATTCATTTCTATTATTAGCATAAAACGTTACCATAAAAACAGGTTCGCCTTCTGGTTTAGATGATTCTCTACCCAAACTAATGGCAACCGCTTCAAAGTCATTTAATTCTATATAACTATCAACAACACTTGCTTCGCCACAAACAACTGGTAACTGTCTCCAATATAAACCTTGGTTGTCTTCTCCATTTTCGTGGTCAGCGAATACACTTGTACAGAATAATACTATTCCTAAAATTAATTTTTTCATTTTCCCCTTTAGCTGTTAAGGTCGCAAGTAGGAAGTTTAAATCACCTTTTTAATTTATGTCGTACTTTTGACTTTGTCTTTATTTTGTTCTTCGTAATATTTATAAAAGTCTTCTATTGATTTCATTAACTTAGGCATATATTCTTTCTTTTCTTTGATATAAGAAGTTACAGATCCATCTTCAGCGGCAAGTAAGACTACAACTTGTTCTATTTCCTTACCAAACATTTCCTCATACATTTGAGCATAAGCAGAACACTGCATAAAATAGTTTTCTATCCAGTTTTCTTTTCTTTCTGAGTTTGCTGTTTTGAAGTCTATGACAGATAATTTACCGTTATACTCAGCAACGCAATCTACTTGACCAGCGATTGTGAGTTTAGGACTATACATTATTGTTTCTAATAAATGTACGTTATCTATTTGATCTACATAAGGTTTTAATAATCTAAACAAACCTAAAGGAAGTACACCTCTTTCACTTGGTGTTAAACCTTTGATGTATTGTTCAACTAAAGTATGTGTTGCTTTACCTCTACGAGCAGCTCTACCCATTTCCCAATCAGCAACTTTTTCGCCAATCTTATCACGCCACGCTTGTAAATCTTGTTTCTTTTGTATACCTAAAACAGTTGTTACAGAAGGATACGCTTTACCGTCTATTTCGTAAAACCTAAATCCGTCTATTTTTTTACCAACTGTTTGAGGTAATTTTGATTTATCTAAATCAATAAAATTAAATTTTTTAACCATAATATATAATATATCACACTTTCTTTATTTTGTCAAGTTTAAATACCTTTTGACATCATCATATTATCTAATTCGTCTTTTGTAGGTTCCTGATTATTATATTTGATGTAAGAGTATTTTTCATAATGTGTTTTACCATTTTCATCACGGAAAGCACGTAAAAACTCTTTTCTATTTTCTTCAGGATTTTTATAAGAGCAATGCACCCACCCACTATTTTTATCTTCAGGTGTCCAAAACTCCAGTATCATCTGATCATAATCTAAGTTCTTATCAATCCAATGTGCCAATTCTTGGTTTGAAATACCATATATCTCAAAGTCCGCTGCTTGACCTAATGTATGCTGCGAATTAACTGATGAGCCAATTCTTGTACATAATTGTGCTGATCGGAATCCACTAGATACTGTTACTGGCATACCGTAATGGTCACGGACTGGTTGTAAAATGTTTTCGCATAATCTTTGTAACGCTTCAATTTGTGCCTCACTAGGATTATTATTAATCCCCTCCCTTTCGGCAGTTTGTGATTTTACTAACTCTCTAAGCGTGAAGCTTTTGCTTAATTTCATTTAGTTTATCCTTTGCTTTAAGTTTAAGTTTTTTGAGTTCTCTTAATTGTAACCAACTATAACTTGATCTATCATTATTTCTAACTTGTTCAACTTCATTTACTTTACCTTTGAGCTCTTTATGTTTTGCTTTTATGTCTTGTGCTATCATATTAACCTCTTGTTAGTTTTAAGATTTTCTCTATTTGTGCCTTAATAATTGGACCTCTATTTGGCCAATGTATATAAGGTTCGTCTGATTTTGATAAGTTGTATAAAAAAGGTAATACAATCTTTTCAATATCTTTAAATCTTTGATTAATTGTTTCTTCAGTTATCTCTTTTGTGACTGTTTCTTTTTCAGCAACAATCTGCATTATCTCATTCATCATAGATTTAATATCAGATACATCTGATTTGACTTTTGATAATTCTATATTTGAATTTTCTAAAACACTTGGGTCTATTGTAGGTTGTGTTTCTTCTTTTGGTACATTTGAAACAGGTGTGATACCCCAATCTTCATTGAGATCAAACCCACGCATATAATCTGGAATATCGTCTGCCATTATTTTTTACCTCTAATTCGTTTTCTGTGTTTTTCTAAAACACGTTCTGTTTGGGATTGTTTTATGGTCTTTTTTCCATATCTTTGTGCCAGTGGACTTTTTGGATGCGCCTCTGCAATTCTACTTAAATTGTCATTCCATCCACGGTCTGTTTTGTGACTTATACCTGAAACTCCACTAACAATATTTATTGATTTGATTATCTGTGTTATATGTTTATTTTTCTTTAAAAAGTCTTCTTTTTCGGCGATTGTCATATAATCGTCATATTCTTTTTTAGTTTTTTTATTAAAAAATGAATATAACGGCATTAATTTTTCCACCATTGTAAATAAATTAAATACAGACGTGAGTGCCATTTACCTATTTTTTGAATTAATTTATTGAACATTAGGTTTTAGTGGGTCTTTTTCAATGTAGTTTTTTATAATTTCTAATTGATCGTGGTACTTCGCAATCATATCTATTTCTTTTTCAATCGTTTCTATGATGTCAGGGTGTTCACCTACTCCAACAGGATTGTTTAGAAATGCTTCAACATTCATTGTATGTTTTTTTATATGCCCTTTTGCGTGAGCTTTTATTGCATCAATCATTCTACTTCTTATCATAACTATTATCTCCGTTTCTATTTTTTTAATATACGCCCATAGTTTGGCCAACCAAACTTCTGAGGGTCTTCATTTACATATCTCCATCTAACAACTTTGCTGTCAGGATTATATTCGTAAATTTTTTGTTTACTTATCTTTTTTTTAGTTTTCTTTAGTTTCACTGTCTTTTAGTCCTTCTCTTAATATATCTTCTTCTGTAGATGTGTATAGTCTTAACATACCTCTTTCTGAAGCCAATCTTTCGTCTCTTGCTCTTTTTGATTGTTCTCTACTTATTACAATTGATTCATCTTCTAATATCATTCTCTGCCTTTTGTTAGTTCATTTATCCATTGTTGTTCTGTCATAACATTTTTTAATCTCTTAAAGCTACCTTTTCCTTTTTTAGGTTTAACAACTTTAGATTTGTATTTTGGTGTTCTGACTTCTTTTGCAATTGGATTTCTTTTAAATATCATATCGTAATTATCTTTGTATTGTTGTGTAGATATTCGACTTCTACCATCCCACTTACCTGGCATTCTCTATACCTTTTTGATACCATTCGGGTATTATCGCTGGAGCTCTCCAAGTAGCAAATCTTTTCTTTTTCATAATATAATAATTTCTATAACTTTGTACTACATCACCAGGTACTTTACACTCATCTGGCATCGCTGGTGTTGCGTCTCTTCCTTTTACATTAATTTTAGCATTTTTAGGTGGTGTTTTTAATAAGTCGCCCAACTTTTCAATTGTTAAATGTGTTTTACCATATCTCTTTGTGTACTCATCACCAAGAGCCATCATATGTTTATACAACCATATGTAATTGTAAGCACTTTCCATAACCCAAATACAACTAGGGTGTTTTAACCAACCAGCACCATACAATATATTATCCATATTTGGATTAGGGTGTTTATATGTAGTTCTCTTTCTACCTGTAGCAGATTTACCTACAACCATTTCACCGTCTTGTACTCTATGTGCAGTACATAACATTTGAGCAGATTCTAAAATCATTTTTACTACGTGTTTATCACACGAATATTCTGCTGCTTTGATAGGGTCTTTATCTAAATAAAATATATTCATTTATCTATTGCCTCTTTCAAAGTCTTAGATATATTTAATTCTAAATGACTATATTTTTGTGATAATTTTTTCCACACGTTAGACCAATAATTTTTAGCCCATTGTGACTCTGAATTTTTACAAGCTTTTAAAGCATTGTCAATTCTTTTTATGTTTTTAGAGTTTAGTATTCTATTTAAATCGTTTATTGTTATCATATCGCTTTTCCATTATATAATATATCATAATTAAGACTGTTTGTCAACCCTTAATTTTTGTCATTCCAATCATAGATTTGGTCAAGTTTTACTTTGATTTCGTCTGGTGACATATCCTTAAATTCACCCATAGTAGTCATCAATTTCTTATAATCTCTTTGTTTTTTACCTAATACTTGTAGTTTCTTTTGTTGTCGTTCTAATTTACTTTTAATATCTTCTTCATTTTTGGCTTGTGTAAGTTGTCTTTTTAAACGCCATTGTCTTAATGATATGTTTGCGGCGATTAAGAGAAGTACAGCAAGTGGGTCAAATACAAATATTAATATAAGTATGACTATTCTAACTGCCTCATCAAAATGACCTTGAGCTTCTTTACCGTATATCAATTCAGCGACATATTTTATAGGACCGACTTCTGCCTCTATCTTATCTTGTTGTAATTGAAGATTTGCTTTTTCATCTGATAATTTCGCAATCTCATCACTTGCGTTTTTAATTGCGTTATTTAATTCAGTTCTTTCTTCTTCTTGTTTCTTTCTCTCTTTTAATCCTCTAGTTGCATATTCATTGTTTAAATAAACTTCAATAGACTTATCTAATTGAGTTAAAGTTTTTTCTGCTCTATCAATTATATTTTGTTGTCTTACTATTTGATTGTCTATTGTTTGTACTTTAATCATATTACTTGAAGTTGGTTTGACTTGATCTAAGTGTGCCTTTGACAAGAAACCAAAGATACCCATTGATGTAATGAATATTAAAACTATGATTGCAGTAAACAAATATGCTTTTAAAAGTTTAGGTACATCTGACTTCCAATTTTGATATAACCAACTGGCGGCAACAAGTTTACCTATCTCTAATGCTGTACCCATTGCAATAATTGGTACAACTGCTCCAGCAAATAATGTTGCTAATCCTATGATTGAATAACCAGCAGCAATAATAGAAATACTAATGGCTGATAAGAATGTAAGTAATGTTAAAAACATAGTATTATTTATTGATTAGTGGGTTTATCTTTTTTAACTTTTGAATCTTCTTTTGTTTTTATAGGTAATTCACTTGATAATTCTTCTTGTTCTCTTATAGAGTCTATTATATAATTAACACGTTCTGCATAATCAGGTGTTGTTGAATATGCTTTTAATGTTTTTACTAAAACTTTTGAATCTAAAGGTTTATTTAATATTAACATCTTATTTCTTGTTTCTCTAAATTCTTCATATGCTGGGTGATTATTTAATAGTTCTACAAAATATTTTACACCTTGACATTTAGTAGGAAATACTCTAACTCCCCAACCTCTCCATTTAGTTCTACCTTCTAGTAACATATGTGGAACAGTTTTATCATAAGTTCTAATACCAAATAAATTATTACCTTCTACAGCAAATCTACTTGTACCCCAACCAGATTCTAATACTGCCTGAGATACAATCATTTCAATAGGTACCCTTTCAAATCTTGGTGTCTCAAAGTTTACCCAATCAACACACTTACGTACAGCTTGAACAAATTGCATATCGTTTGTATATTCAAAATCAGGTTCTTGTAAACCTAAATTGTTTGCCCACTCTGTATAATATTTTTCTATATCTTTTTTTAGATAATGTTTTGTAATGGGATTAGGAAAAAACGTACCTACAGAAAAAAGTATAATGTGGAATAGTAATACACTAATGACTATTTTAAATGTACTTAAAGATTTAATTTTTTTTAACATAATATTCATAACCTGACCACTCCTCTCCCTCACTATCTTTAAAAGATGGTATTTTTACCTGAAAAAATGTTAAACCATTTTTTAGTTTTTCAACATTTTCAAATATCTTTTCTGCTTGTTTTTCTGTAAAATTATCGTAGATGTCTTTTGACCAGTTACCTGTATAATATAACTTTTGTGTTCCTGGTAAATTTGATGGTTTGTTTAGTTCTCGTATTTGAATTATAGCTTCACCTATTTTTTCTCTAAGATAATGGTCTAATTCCTTACTTTTCTTTCTCACTTCACTCATTATATATCCCTTAATTAATTATAGATTTAAACCAATTTCTTTTAACTTTGGTCCAAAACTATAAAATAGTTTGTTATGATTACCTGAATCACCTAAATTTGCCATTTGGTATAGGTGTACCATTTCGTGTCCTAACGTGTTCACAAATTCTTTTTTATTTCTATAAAAAGGTTGCATTTGAAGTCTATAAACTCTTGTACCTTTTCTTTCCCATTCTAACACTTCAACATATCCATAACAGTATTTCTTTTTATCTCTAATTTGTTTAATCTCAATTCTATTAAAAGGTGAAAGTTTTTTTTCAAATACTGATTCATTAATAATTTTAAAATATTTTTTAATATCTTTATACGTGGTTTTGTATTCAGATTTTACAGATAATTCCCTTTTTAAAAGTTTTTTGACTTTTAATTTTTTATCTGACATTTGAATCTCCTTTAAGTTTTAAAATATAATATAATAAGTATTACAAAGAAAGCAAAAAGATATTCCCACACACTTATATTGGTAGTAAATATATCCATTTATTTACAGTCGTCTTTTATAGAAGTGTCTTTTAATAAACTACACTTATATTCTTTATCGGCCTTTAATCTTAAATCAGCGGCTACACCGTCTAATATTGCTGGTAAATAAGTCTGCATTACAACAATCATTTCTAAGGTAAACTGATGCGCTACCCTTTCCATTTCTTGTTCAAACAGTTTATTTACATCTACATTGGTACCATTTACTTTTGATTGTACCACGTGGCCTATAACTGCTTTATTGTATTGTTCACCAGCATTTGCTGTGTTGAAACCCCACATCAAAAACGCAAATAGAGTTCCTAATAACGTAACTAATGTAATCAAGTATCTCATAATATAATATATCCTCTCTTTGTTAATATATTTATATAATACACTAAAAAATTGAGTTTGTCAACTGGTATTTTGGTTAAAAAAGGTAGTAAAAATAAGGGTTTTAAAGAAGAACAAAGGGTGAACATTAATTGTCACACCCTTTATTCTATTGATTCGTTAAGGTTTAACGAAATTATCGTTCCAACCAAAGGCTTCTTTAACCATATCTGCAGTTAAACCTTTGTAAGTTTTGTTTAATGATTTATTCTTTACATCTATTAAAACTTGTGCTTCGTCTTTGTGAAGACCCTCTAGTATTTGTATAAACATAGTTTCTTTTCTTAACTTGTTTAACTTAGGATCTGCACCTTTAACAAAGTGCCATAAACGTTTTGCTTCTACTTCTAATAAAGTATGTTCTGTACCAATCGGAACATCATTTTCCATAAATGGTGGTGTTCCAGGAGGTAAATCCCATTCAATTTTAGGATCGAAACAACCTTTTAATAATTGTTTTACTGCAGGACTAGCGTGCTGTCTTAAAACTTCTATTTTTTTAGGTTTGTCTTTAGCGTTATTAACTTTTGTAAAGATTTCACTAACTAATGGTTTTCCACTGCCTCTTGTATTAGCAATGGCTTCCATATTCTTTTTTGGAATTAAGTTAGGGTTTTGATCGGCCATTTTATATTCTCCATACGTATGTTTTCAAAAATCATTTATATTTTCAATCAATGATTTCAATTTATTCTCTATAAAGTAAGTCAACAGTAGCGATCTGTTTGGTACAGTATAGTTTTTATACTTATTCAGTATATCATTATATATAAGACCAGGAATCTCTTCCAAGTCAATCAATTTCTTATTTCGTTCATAATACTTTTTAGTTTCTGAACCTAGAGGTATGTTTTCTATATTCGCCCATTCCTCTAATCTCTTTTTATTTATAGGTCTTTGTTTTTCGTTAGTTGTAAATATATCATCAGGTGACAGTATATTAGGTACACCATCTGATCTATCACCCTTTATAATTTGTTCGTGTAAATATTTAATTGGGTCTTCACCCTCTACAAACTTCTTTTGTATAGGCGCATATTGTTTTACATTTGGATATTTCTGAAGTTGTATGAAGTCTTTATCACCAGAAACAATCATAATCTTTTCTTTACTATGATTTTCTTTTACAAGTACAGCTATAATATCATCTGCTTCCACTTTATCAATATGTAATACTATGTAAGGAAAGTTTTTAGCAATTTCTTCTCGTATCTCACTTATTAATTGAAATAGACTAGTCCAATCTTTTGCTGATTCGTCTCTACCTTTTCTTCTTGCGTGTTTATAATATGGAAATATATCTCTACGCCAAGGATTGGAACCATCAGCACATAATACTGGTATTCCATAATCTTGTTTGAATTTAAGATTGTAACCTCGTATAGAATTAAGTACCATATGTCTTAACATATCTTTATCTGGTATTTCATCTAACTGACCTCTAGTATGAGCCATCAGATTTGAAATCAGTACTTGGTTTAAATCAACTAATATCATATTGGTAGTATTGCGTGACTTTGTACTTGTATAGACCAATCTCTACAAATATCCATCACTCTTTTTCTATTTTTAACATTTATATTTTTATTTTCAATTAAGGTTTCAAATAATTTATCTACGTTAGAACCTAATTGTAAATTAATATGTTTCTTAAATTTAAATTGTTTAAATTCTTCAAAGGCATTTACTACGTGATGTTTTTGAAATGGCTGATTTAGTTCATACCAATCTTTATCATAAAAAAACTTCTTAACACTATCAGACAAGTAAGGTGTAATAAACTTTTTATTGTTTAGTTCAGCAACTCTATTATGCCATAGATAACCAGCTCTATTGTTTTCTGAAAAGTAAATATCTCTAAACTCATCAAATTTAGATTTAGATTTTCCTTTTGTATAATGTAGAATAGCCTTTTTACTAATACCATAGTAACCATCTGCTGCCCAACCACTTAATACTTCAGTTTCTTTTATTTCAGGATAGACATATAAAAAAGGAAAACAACATTCAAAATGTGTTTTCTTTTTACAACCAATTGTTTTTGCTAATCTAATAAAATCAACTTCTAAATTACCTGTAGGTATTTCAATAACTTTACATTTGACATCAAACATATTACATACTTCAACTGCTTTATTTGAATCATAAGTAGGTTGATTATCTAAATGAAACGTATATGCTGTGATTGATTTATTTAATCTTCTTGCCGCAAATAATATAGATAAACTATCCACTCCTCCAGAAAGTAAAATAGCGACTTCCTTGTCGCTACTTGTTTTATCTAATTCATTTACTAATAATTTATCAATCATTTAAATATTTCTTTTTGTACCATTTGTGAAAATCTTTGTTTTGGTCAAATATTAATTGTACTTCAAAAGCTGGTACTTGGTCACTTCTAATACAATCAGCAACATTTTGCCACTCTTTCTTTTTATATTTTACTAGCTTTAAACTCATTCGTGTTCACCCCCTGGATCATTAGCGTCTAATGGTACTTTATAAGGATTACCTTGTTTATCTCTAGCCCAAGTGTAAGCTCGTTGTCTACCAACGCTGTGATAATCATTAAACTTGTATTCTAAATTTAAACTTTTTCTTGTAAATATAATTCCAGCAATTACTAAAACGTGAGCAACTACACTTGTTGTTAATGTAATACCATAATTTAAAAAGTTCATTGTCATTTGAGCAAATATAAATGCCCAAGTTGTTGCTAGTATAGTAAGTATTTGAAATCTTGTAACTTTAGGTAAATTAGATTTAAATGCTTTATCTTCATTAAATA